CTATTCCTGAATGGCACACTTTGAAAGCACGATACAACAACGTCGTCGTGATCGGCGGTCCCTATCAAGATCTGCCTCTTGAACCCAGCTTCGCACATGAATATGTGCAGGCCGCCCTCGAGAAAGGAATCAGCCTCATCGTAAACGTAAGCGACATCGAAGACGACGCGGACCAAATCAAATTCGTCTCAAGTTTCCTCTGGAATCTTTATCGCCTCGAACAGAAGTATCGGCGTGTCCTCTTCCTAGTCCTTGAAGAAGCGGATATTTGGGCGCCTCAAATGTGGGACCAGGTGACCAAACAAAGTCTCTCTCGAGTCAGCCTCATCGCGAAACACGGCCGTAAAATCGGCATTTTCTCAATCCTCATCAGCCAGCGTCCTGCAGACTTGCATAAGAGCCCCCTCAGCCAATGCAACATCAACTTATTCGGCAAATTCACGAGCCCTGCAGACTTGGATCCGAGAACAGGCTTAATGTTCCTCGTCAAGAAACAGCACCTTGAAATCACTGAAGACCAAATCATGAAGTTGCCTACAGGCTCGTTTATCGTTGCGCATAAGGGCGGCGTCGACACAATCCCAGTTCGCAAACGGTTGTGTCCTCACGGCGCCGACACGCCATTGATTGAGCCGAAACCTTTCACTGCAGATCTCTCGCGAGCCCTAGGGGGATTACAGGAAGAGATTGCGAAGGCGATAGCAGCTAAGAAAGAGGAAGAGTCAACTGTCAAGCACCTCGAGAAAGAGAATGCGAATTTAATACGCATCAACAAGGAGCTCCAGGAAAAAGCGAATATCAAGCTTTCAGTTCGAGAAATGATGGAAGGCAACAGTCCGGTCCAGGCGCTGGGTTCAGATCCCAGCGAGGTTGTAGCGTTGAAAGAAGAGAATACGCGGTTGCTGCAGCAACTTCAGGACTTGGATGCGCGTAAGGCTGGTTTGGAAAAGGATCTCGCTTCTTTCTCCAAATTGAAAGAGGCTCTATCAGAATTATTGCCGGTGCGTAACGCACCAGTAGGTGTCATGACACCTAATGCCCTGGGTTTGCAGCATGTTGTCACAGTTGTGGATCTCGAGGCCGTCAAGAAAACTCTTCCAACAATGACCACGGACACGGTTAAAGGCAAACTAGTAGCCCTCGCAAAAGAAGATTTCTTTAGCAATTGGAAAAGCATCAGCGAAGTCCAAACTAGAATTGATGAGTTAGCCTGGGGCCCAATCACAGGACAAGCCTTGAACGGAGGCCTCGGCGACCTTGTGAAAGACTGTGTTTTAGGCATGCGACATACGGATCGTAACCGCTGGAGACTAGCCCCAGACGTCATATTCAAAGATGGAAAGGGTGTGAATGAACAATGACACCTAACCCTGCAGGAGTCGCCTTAATTGGCACGTGCCCCTACTGCCATGAAGCGGTAGAAATGGTCATAACGAAAAAACAAGCAAAACTACTATACAAATCGTTTAAGATGAACATCCATGAAGCTCAGAGACTGACGGATAAAGAACTAGAAACCGAATTATTGAAGTCAAAACGGAGGGTGTGAGTGGGTCTTGACCTGGCCTGGTTCTGGCAATTCCGAAGACTTTCTTCTTTCTCCTTTAAATATGGTTCAGGCCAAGAGCCCACAACCAAAATAGAGGCGAAAAAAATGAAGTGTCCATTATTCGACCAATGCGCAGATTCTTGCCATGATTGCGAAGATATAGACGGTCGATTAGGAAAACTAGAAGCTGAGAGATTGGCGCGACAATGTTGCTTCAGACAAGAGGCGAAAAAATGAGTGATGAAAGCGAGTTTGACTGTGGCGAGGATGTTCTTGAGGAAGAAGATCTGTGCGATTACAACGGCGAGCAATGCATTGGAGATAAATTGTTCTGCGCGGAATGCCCTGTCTTGACAGGCTATTGGTCTGAGGAAAAGAAGAACCCTTTGAATCTTGAAGTTTGGGTTCCTTTCTGGAAGAGAGTCGAAGCTCAGTCTTTAGTGGAGTTAATGTTGAGGTGAATATGTTGGTAGAGAAGAGAAGAGAAAAGAAGAAGAATGTAATAAATACATGTAATAAATACAATAAATACAATCCTGAAAGAATTCTTAAATCCTTCAGCATGCGAATAGATGATCTTGACCTCTTCGTAAAATTTTATGAAGTTGCCCGCCGAGAAGCTGGGAAAAGAGGCTTCAGCACAACATTAGTTCAGGCGATGCGCGAATATGTCATGCGTCACGGCCGAGGAAACACCGCAATGCGACTCATCAACTATTGCGACCCCTCAACTCAAAGCCCCTTCACTCATCTCTGCAACTTCAGCAAAGGCGCCAGAAACGACGGTCACATATTCTGCAGCAACCCAAGCATAGTCAAAAGTCATGACGCTTTTGTATTGCATGGTATTCAGGGCAACTGGCTAAACGGTGTCACCTGCTATTCCTGTGCCTATAATAAACTGAGGAAGAAGTGAAAACAATGTTGACGGTTCACAGTCTCTGTTCGGAATGCATCAACGGAACAGGTAAGCATCATAATTGCAGGCTTCGAGGCCTACGGAGTTTACGTTGGCATACATGCAAGTTTTTTGTGAAAGCCGAACTGTTAGAGGCGAAACAATGTTGAATGTCCATGCTTCCACGACCCCCTCGGTTTCACTGTTTGCCCCTGACCAAACAGTAGTAGAAAAGCGGGATGTGCAAAAATGGTTATTCCACGTAAAAATAGGTGTTCCAATACGTCAAATATATTCGAATTCGAGGAGGACAATGTAGTTTGAAGACCACAAAAAAGATTAGCCCGTCTCCTGACGTAAGAGGACGGTTTTCTCAGGTAAAATTCTCAATTAGCCAATGGCAGAAGGTTGGCAACCTGAAGGAAATGATTGTGCTAGGCGTCTCTTCCCGAGGCAACAGTTTATGCGTCATCATTCCGAAAGACTTGGCTGATGTGCAGGGTGTGATCAGTGGAGATCGGGTGCGGGTTTGGTTCCTCGATCACTACAGAAAGAAGAGGGAAGACGAATGAAAGCAAAGAAACGGCACTCCATAGTCCAAACACACCACATATCTTACAATCCAGAAGTCAAAGTCAAAGTCTTCAAAGGCGAACACTACATACTTACATTGATTCAGCGCCGTAGAAAATTCAGCAAGGGCTTCGTCCAAGGACTCGAAAGCGAGATCCCTCGAATAGAAGAGGTTTCAGTAAATTTGGAGGCTGAAGAGGAATAGGTGTTGAAGCCTTTGCGTGGTTTTCAGAAGCGTGAATTAGCCATTTTGCCTTGGGATTTAAGGGCTAGATTACGAGAATGAGACAGAAAGAAAAGAGAAAAGGAATAGGGGTAAAACATAATGAGTGAAGTTAGAGGACCCAAAGAGAGACAAATAACCATGACTAAAAACCGTAGATACGGAACCGACTTGCTCTTGTTTATCTTGGACAACTGCAAAACCGAAATTAGACCGTCAAAGTTAAGGCGAAAAACTAGAACCTGCAGCTCGAGTGTAACACGGGAGGTAAAACGCCTTCAGGAACTAGAGTTAGTGCACGTGCGATTTACTGCAAAAATGAGAAATACTAACGCACGAAAACTGTCATCTAACCCAATCTGTTTCAAACAAAAAACGATTATTGCCTCCGAAAAAGGCTATCAAGCCCTGGAAATCTGGGAATCTCTCACAACCTTGTTAAAACCAAATCATGAGGTGACATTACGAGATCATTTGGGGAAGACGGAGGCAAGAAGAATGACAATTCACAATTGGAGGAAATAAAATGACGAATACGTGTTGTATGGATTGCAAGCGAAGACCATGCCCTATGGGATTGAATTGTCGAGACAACAAGAACATCATGTCATGCGAGTCAGATTCCAAACGTCGGGAATGTTTCGGTGACTGTGAGCACTTTCAGCCTGCATGAAAGGAAACGATTGAGGTCTTTTCACTCAAATATCGCAGCTTTGGCATGCAAATAGCCTAGGTCTTTCAGCGCTTTCGCTAGGGTCAATTTAAAATGGCAAAAGATAGATGTTACCGTACAACTTTTCTTCTTTGCGTCTGATCTAGAACATCAATATGTAAAGTGCGGATTGCGGCGCGTGGATCAGTAATCTTCAGCACTTGCCTAGCCCGTTCATTACTGAGCAAAATGGCGTGTGTCATGTCTTCAGGTATCATATGTTCAACACTGATTACATCAAAGTTTGTACCTGGCAAGTTTTCGTTGGGTATAGTGACTGGCATTCTGTCGCCTATCAAAATGTTCGTGTCGATCGGCGCAACGTAAACGTGCAATTGATCCGCGGGATATTTCTTTTGAGTCATCACTGTAGCGGCATAGTTTGCGCAAGCTACGTTGCTGTGCAGTTTATCGTCGGTCACAACCATTTCGCGCAACCCGTACATTGCCTGACTTAAAAGTTCTTCTGTGTAGCCTGACCACCGCATATTACTGAAGTAGAGACAATCCAAGTTTACAACGACCGTTGTGCCTGCCACGTTGTTCCATTGGAAAACAAATTTTACAGCGGTTAAACTGTACCAGTCAGGATCGCCAGTTTTCACCCACCCATCCTTGACGCCACTTAACACTTCGTAGCCAGGACCAAGTTTTAGGCTGAAATGGGCTTGCTCCATTTTGCCGGGGAAATGGATACTATCCATTGTATAGGTCAAATAATTGGATGTATCTTGCGCATCTAAGGTGATTTCAACCTTGGTTAAATCGCCAGCGCCCGAGCAGTTTTGACATACAAAAAAGTTTAGTAGTGCCTCGTCTTTTATACGCAGTAACGAGAAGATTCTTTTCAACCATACATACTCGTCGTCTATGCTGCCAGCGCCGACTCCGTTCGCTATTGGGTGAGCACCACAATGCTGTCCTGAACCTGGCGCGGTTGGTCCCGTGTGGGTTCCACTGCCTGAACCTGCCGTCCAATCAGTGATTGTTTCTGTCCAATTATCATGATCGTCGGGTATGTCGGTTGCTACGCGGGTGAATTGAGTGCAACTGCAAGCTGAAACTGCTCTGGGATCGTCTTTCTCGTATTTTTCTGTTGCGCCAAATACCCATATTCTATTGTAGACTTCTGTCAGGGAACGGGTGAGCGTGTAACTTTTCACATTTGCGCCAATCGTCAAGGTCGTGACGCCTGATGTGCGAATGGGTCGTGGTTTCCACACTATGTTGTTGTTTACGTCGATGTACCAGTCTTTGTTTATGAGGTTTGCATAGTCGCCGATTTCGCGCACGTAACTATCATATTTGCTTTCATTACTGACTATCGTTATTGGGGTTGCGTCGGCTCCGATTTCGCCTGCACCCATCCCTAGTCTTGCGGCTATTTTCGCCACTGTGTTGTGCGCTGTGTCACCTGCACTACTGTACTGCCGAAATATTTGCCTCGCCATCTGCTCGCCTAAGTCGCGTCCACTGAACTGTCTCATGTAGTCGTCGCCCCAAACGTTGTCTATGTTTTCTATGATACCCTTAAACAAGGGGAGTCCAGGAAGAACATCTTTGCCAATGTATATTTCAACGGTGTCTTTCAAGGTTATGTCATCGAAGACTTTTTGGAATCCAACTGCGCCTGGCAATGTGAAGTTGAAGTTTCCAAGTTGTCCTGTGAGACTTGTTTTTGCCCTGAGCACTTTTGCGTCTGATGTTATGGTGTGGTCGAGTGTTGCACCTGTGTATGTTTTGATTTGGTAAACAGTTGTCATGGAATTTCCTCATAGTACAATTGCGTTGGAGGCACTATCGTGCCAACCATTACCCCCGTCGATATTATGCCTAAGGTACCCATCAGCCAACCATACGGTGTACCCCATTGTAGGAAGTGCAAGGTCATTGTCGCCATGCGTGCAGCCATGATTAACCGTGAAAGGTTGCCAAGGACCTGAGTGACATCCGTGCCTAATCCTGCTCTCTTCATAATGAAGGTTAAACGGTACATGACTCTTTCAAATTGTTGCGCCGTCAAGAATTCACGGGCAACCGTGTCGCCAGACGTTTCAAGATGTCTTATTTTCGTTTCTGTGTCACTGAGTAATGCATCTATCTTTTGCAGTACCGCATAGATTTCTGCTATGTCGCTTGAGTTGGCGCTGATGGTTCTTCACCTGTTTCTATAAGCAACCTTTCATATAATGCTGTGAGTCTCATGAGGACGTCTTTTAAATCCAAATCGACTTTCAACGAACAACGGCAGTTGCCACGGTGTCCGTGAGCTTGACTACCACGCGCAGTATCCCATGCCACCATAGATCCGAATGTGAGTTCATTTGGAAGTTGCTCTGCTCCAACTTGAATTAGCCATTGGTATCCTTCGAGTGCTTTGCAGATTGGACATACCCTATCATCCTTCATGGTTTCCCAAGTTAAAGTCACTGAAGGCATTATAAACTCAATCCCCACCGTTCCGTTGCCGTCATGTTTCCGGCTGTTCCATGCCGATACTCTCTGAAAACAAGTTCAACCCGATTGCTTTCCCCAGTTAATGCCGGCCGTAACTCTACCAATCGCACCTTCATTTGAAGAGACGGATTGCCCAGATCCAGCCACTGCCACAGTTGCGTTTGATAATGCAATAGTTCCAGGAGAATGTCAAGGTTGTTATAGTCAGTCTTCGGTGTAGAGGTCTGAGGCCGCTTCCACGTTAATAACGGCGGCTCCATATCCAAGTCACATGTCAACGTGACTTCCATGCTTTTAGTGCCTAAGACCTGGTCGATGCTGCCGAACCGTCCTGGCACTTCTATCACGGCTTCATTCATGACCACTGGCGGCGCCAAATTAACCACGTTAGGCAGAACGTAGTTGCCTTTGTAGATCTGCGCAAAATCGTAGTAGACATGCCCGACTCCGGTTGCCGCGTAGAAGTGAATGTGATCAACGGTTTTAGCGGCTGTTAAAGCCACGTCGCCCACAACCCAGATAGTGCTGGATGCCGCAGCAAGGACGGTTTGCAAGGTTGCGTCGCTGAAGACAATGATTATCTTTGCTTGTGCGTTACCGGTTGTTTTGTAGGCGAAACGTATGCGAGGGTAAACGGTTGTGGATAATCTGAGGTCTGTTCCGTTAGACATGTATGCGTCATCCACATACGTGGTCAGATTGAGATCCACATTGTTTTCGCTGTCTATGGTCTGTGTTATGGTACTGCCGCCTGTAGCAAGCCACCATGTCCCCTCTGCGCCTCCGTCGAGTTTGTCACCTTCATAAATAAAGTCGCTTCCATATGTCACAGTGGGATATGTCGGTACAAGATCATCGTTGATTCGGGTGTACTTGATTTTGACTGTGGTGCTGTAGAGGGTTGTGCTTCCAAGGTCAACGGGTTTATGAGTAATAGATTCTATGGAGCGTATGGAGCCTAATGGATGGTCAGTGACTACGTGCCGGATCTCTTGTTCCGCTTGTTCAATCAAATTGGTTGCTGTGATTCCTGACTTGTTAACTGCGTAGACTGTGATAGACACGGTTTCGTCAAAAGCATATGGGTAATGTTCATAGTTTAACCGTGGTTTTGCGTCTTCCTTGCTTATGCTGAAGACAAGGTCTATATTTTTCGTCAAGAAGATTTTGCTGAAAGGATAAGGCGCTCCGTCGAAGCAACTTCGCCAAGTCACGTTTGTCGAACCATTGTCTTCTTTCAAATTGCCATCTGTGATGTAACTGTCCAAGTAGGTTTTGTGTCTGTACCTCGGATCTGTCTTGACTGATTCACTGTCCAAATGCCAGGTGCCAGAACTTGTGGGTTGATCTGCAAACTCAGATTTCACCAATTCGCAGACGTAGTGGCTGAATGTGTCGAGCCACCATTCCTCTTGAACCGACTTGACAAGATAGTAAACGTTGTTTGCGTCCTTGATCATGTCACCTTCATACACCGCTGATACTGTGAACCCTGTCACGTCATAACGCGCGTAATAACCAATGCCTAAAGCCATGAAACTGCTGCCTCGAGGGCGAATGACCATTTTGATGGTCCCGCTGCTGAATTCTCTTCCGTACCATCCAGTAACAGGGTCAGCGCTTACAAGTGAAAGCGTGTATAACGTGACGTTTGCGGAGCTGGTCATTTTTGCAACCTTGCATATTTCTGGTGAATGTCAACGAGAGCAGGGTTAAACTTCCAGAATTCAGGGCCCGTGTCACGGGGATTGATAAGTTTAGAAAGTTGATTATTGAGTTGGCCGATGTGTGCGATAAGGTTCTTTACTTTCACCATGTCTCGTGGCTGTGAATCTAGCAGAGTATTGAGGGCTAGATTTGCTTTCTTAATCTGTTTTTTGAGGATTTTCTGTTCATGTTTCATCGCGGTCAACACCGTGTAGAGCCCCTATTTTCCCGCTTATCTTCAAATTTCCCTCATTATCCAGAACCATGAGGACCTTGCCTTTTTTACTCAAAAACGCTAGTCCTTTGCCCATGCCTAACTTTTCCGATTCAGTGATTCGCATATTGTTCTCGAAAATAGTGTCTCCTACATGGTCAACGACCGTCCACATATTTGCCCATTTCAACGATGTAGAACCACAATCTCTAGTGCCTGATGCTTCAGGATAGCAACCGTGAAGGTTCTGAGCCACGTTGAGGCTACTGATGACAATGTCGTCTGTACCATCAATCTTCAGCCAACCTGCCTTCACCATTCCCGCAATGTATGCTGCATTCCATCTGTTCGATGTGCCTCCAATCAGGTAAGTGTTGTCTGCATCAGGAATGAGTCCAACAGCAAACTGCCGGGTAGCATTCAAGACTGCATTGCCCGCAATCTTCAACGTAGGGAAGTCATATAGAACATGCGTCCATGTGGATCCGTTGTCGTACCACAGTTTTCCCGTGTCCGTACAATAAGCGAATCGTCTGGCCAGGCCTGCTGCTGGCTTGTCAGCGTTCAAGCCTACCCAAGTTATTCCCGGGTGTCCATAATCTGTCATCCGTTTACATCTCCATGAAAAGCAAGATAGGCTGTAGACAGTGCCGTTGCACTTTTCACGACTACGTTAATTCTCACCTTGACCGTCGTCGTTGTTGCATCCCGCATATCGATAACATACGCATCCCAGTCATCGACATCGCTTGATTGGATGAGGCCTATTGTGCAACTTTCCAAGGCCGGCGTATCACATAAGCCATGGGTAACTGTCAATTCCCGTATTCCCGTGGGCGATATGTAGAATTCGGTTGAAATGCCGTTTTGCGCTTTGCGCCACAGCATCTGACCGTGCAAGCGTGCTGCGTTCACATCTGCCCTAGTTATGTAACTTCCAACGCCAAGGAATCCAGTGCTGGGTCCATGCAGATCCTGATAGATATTGGGAGCGTCGATATCGGTGTTGTCGTCATCGATGAGTTGCACATTTTTTCCTGAGGCCGCAGCACAATAGACATTTTGGATCTTGTTTCTTTTCGCGTTCACCGTAACCTGAAAGGTTTTGCCGTCTGTCTCACTAATATAGGTGTATCCGCTTAAGATCGTATTACCATGCGTGCTTTGTGAGGTGCCCATTTTGACACAATACTTGATATTCTCGATTTCAACATAGACGAAAGTGTTATAGTTGCTTCCGTCTAATTCTATGCCCAAGTTGCCTGTTGCTGCAGGAGAACCGGTGTTGCCGCCGTCAATGTGCAGTCGCATCCAAGTGTTCAAGCTGAAAGCGTTGCCGTCCCGGTAGAATCTCACTCCGATTTTGTTGTTGCCGGAAAGAGAAATGACGACATTGCCAAAATGCTGGTTGCCGTAGCCGGTGGCGTTGCATATCATCTGTATTCCCCCGCCTCCTGTGCGGAGATAAAGGTTGTCCCAGGTGTTGGTTATGTAGGGGTTGATGGCATAGATGCACCAGTAACTTCCTGTGACTCCGCGGATCTCTATGTCATGGATATAGCTTTTCTGGAAACTCCGGTCCCATGTTTCGCCTGTGTCGCGGCCGACGAGGCCGTTGCCGTTTTGGCTGTTCATGTTAATGTAGAAATGTTCTAAGACTACGCTGGCGCCATTGTTGACTATGAACGGTCCGTTTGGATCTGTTCCTTCGTCATCAAAGTTTGCCGTAGCCTTTATTATCGTGGCAAAACGGCCTGCGCCGGTAATGCAAACCGTGATTGTGGGTGGTGTAGGACCCCCGCCGGTTATTTCCACGTGATCGTCTATTTCGAATTCGTCTTGTGTCAGAGAGATTCTTCCGCCGCCTGCCGCTTCCACTGCGTCGACACCAGCCTGCATCACATCATGAAAGTTTGTTCCTGAAATGTCCCCTGCATCCTCAGAGCCGCCATAGGCTAATTGGCCGGTTTCACTGATAACCTCATAGTAAGACCCGTTTTTTCTGACAATAAAACTGAATGGGTATTGCAGGTACCCTTCAAGAGTCAACCCACTTAACGCATTGACAATTGCGTTATAGTCAGCGGGTCCCAATGCCGTGCCATCATTGGTCGGATATGTTCTTGGATAACTCAACTTTCACTCTTCTCCATTTCAGCTATTGCTTTACGTACTAGGTTGTTTTGTTCCCACATTCCCGGTTTCCACATTCCTTTCTGCCAGATGTATTCGCTGGCATGGTGAGACTCTAGGGCCTTCAGGATCTCTGTAAATTTGTTCGTTACCTCGTATTCGCCGGGTGTCTCGTTGATGAGTGAGCCGCCTGAAACAAAAGGCACCAAGTTCTCTGGTTCGCTTGTCAAATGACCTGAACTTATGAAGGGAATTGTGCCGAGCCCTTGCAGATGGCCGCCTTGCGAAAACGTGTTGATCCCCGGGGGGATTTCTTCTTCGACAAGCCATCCTCCTGAACTGAACGGTTTGGTTGATTGGGCAAGCAGTTGACCGCCGTTTTTGAAAGATTTGGTTCCGTACGCAATGTTTTGAAGTGTTCCGCCGGAAGTGAATGTTTTTTCTCCGGATCCTGCCAGGAAGTCCTGGATGCTGCCATATTGATATTTTGGACTGTACCTGTGGCTTTGATTGCGGATTATTGCCATGGTGTTTTCGGTGTATCCGCCCCAATTCCAGAAGTGCGCAGCCCACAAGTCATTGTTGATGCATGCGTTCATTGCAGCTGTCGTCCAACTGTCCATGAAAGCCTCATCTGTCGTGCTGTAGTCCGGTGATGCTGAAGGATCAGCGGTCCAGTTGAATTCAGTTAACGCTATGTTGAGTTCTTCACCGATAATGTCATTGCAGTAGTCGCGCAACAAAGCGGCGTCCGTGGCGAGTTGGCTTGAAGCCCGACTGATCAAAGTGCTTTTGCTTGGTAACCCGCCGCTGTAATGTGTGTACCAGTGGTAACTGATGAACGTGTTTGCAGAGTCTATGATGTCGCTGTTCATGTCGAGCCATTCTTGATAGTAAATGGCTCTTGTTCCAGGTCTGCCGCTTACGGGTCCTCCGTACCAGGCATTCGGGTTCACTTCTCGGCAGGCGGTTACGACGTCTCGCCATCTGTCAGCGTAGTTTACGGCTGATGCTTGGCAATGGCCTTCGACATGGGGTTCTTTGCAGACTTCATAATGGTTGCAGAGGCCGCCGAGTTTGGTCACGAGATCCAGGGCGTTTGTGACATTATAGTCTAGGTCAACCCATAGGGTTAGAGGCGGATCTGTTGATGCACACAGATTGGCGATGCTTTGGATGTGTGCGTCTGTGAGGTACCATTGCCATACGAGTATGTGGCGTATGCCGGCGTCTGCCATGAGGTTGAAGATGGTGCTGTTTATGCATTGGCTGAATATGCTGTCTGTCGTGTACTGGTTTGTTCCCCAGAAAACCATAGGTTATACCTCTTCTTCTGGATACCAAGGTTTGGGTTCGTAGCAGTCGCCTGAAAACTCCGTGTATTTAGTGACTTGTCCAAATTCGGGGACCCGGTAGAACAGTGTTTGCACCGTGTTGTCTAAGGCTCGTTTGCGATATCCGACAAGAATTATTGTGGTTGGTCGTGGGCTACCTACGCCGAAAACTCTAGCTCGATAAAAAAGTTTTCGTCCGTCCTGCAAGTCGTCCAAGTGCGCTTTGATTCGATTGTTCTCGTCGAATATCGTGAACATGAGAAGTTGATCGCGGTCTTGTAATTGGCTATACCGCGCTGTGGCTTCACTGATTTTTCGTCCATCACGATACGTTGCCTCCCAATACAAAAATGCACGATCCTTTAAGAATAGTCATAGGCAAAATAACATGTTTCATTCGGCAAAGTCCCTGCCGTGGCTGTGTTAGCTAAACTCATCTGCAGGACCACGTAGTTTGTAGTTTCTCCAGCCGCATTGATGATGCTGCCTGCTTCGCTTATGCTGACTGTCAAGGGTGAAGACACTGTGTACGTGAATATGCTTGCGACGCTTGTTATGCCTCCGTGGTTTGCTACAACTTCATCTCCCGTTGTTGTTGATCCGGTTGCGACTTCGTAGCCGGCGTCACTGCCGTTGTTTTTCGTGGGAAATTGCAGGCCTACTTTCAAGTCGACGCCTGTTCCATAACTGTTTCCGCCGTCACTGTACAAGCGCACGTTGCTGATTGTGTAGCCGTCCGGGTCGTCACAATAGAGATAGATCTGTTTCCAGAAGCCGTAGTAGGGTCCTGAGCCGGCTCCTGGAATGACGAGTTTGTTGTTGGTGTCGATGTTTGCGTTGTCTGCTAGTTTGTGGACTAGGTTTGGGGGTCCGAGGGCGTCTACGTCTTGTTCGGTGCCTGGGTTTGTGTCGGAGCCGCCGAAGTCGAATCTTACACTTAAAGTTATAGCCATGTTTGATCCTCTTTTTCAATTATTAGGAATCTGTGGGAACTGGGTCGTTTGTTATGTAGATGGGTGGTTCTTTCAACCGTTCTATTTCTTTGAGAATGAGTTGTGATGTGTGGGTGTCGCTGTCATTGACAAGATAACTGAGACTTAAGTTGCCGAGTCCGGCTTGTGTGCCTTTTTCTTTGTAGGCTCTGAGCATCATGTTTGTGAGCCACTTGATAACGAGGATCTGACCCTCAGTTGCGACGAGAGATTTGGTTTCCGCTGAACCCGTCAGATCCGCGATCGATATGCCTGCGTGTAGGTTCACATAGTCTATTGCATCGTCTATCTTGTATTCGAGGATGGTGAGGGTTAGGTTTTTGAAGTCCGTCAGTGTATAACCGTTTTCATCTAGGATTCTTTGCGCTACGCTTGTTATTGTTGTCAATTATGTGTCCTCCAAGATCACTGTTAGAAATTGATGGAGTAACTGAAGAATTTCCTTTCCTTTTGGACGCTTTTTGGCAACTCCGTAATAATAGTGGCGGCTGTCTCCCCCTGCCAACAGTCCTGCTTCGAGGATTGCGTCGAAGGATAAAGTTTTCGTTAAGGTCTTTTGCAGTAGGGCATCGAATGTCAGAGTTTTTGTGAGTGCCTTTGTCAGATGCGCGTCGAATGTGAATGTCTTGGTGTACGTGAGGGTGGGTGTGAAATAGGCAAATTTGATGTTGTGCGGCGCGTCTGCCTTGGTCATGTAGAGTAAGCCAATGTAACTATTCGTTAGTTCATAGAATGACGTCAGATGATTTAGGCCGCTATCGCTTGTTTCATCTATCCAGACAGTAGGGTTTGCGTCCCAGTTTTCGCCGTCAACACTTTTCTTGTAAACAACTGTATCGTTTTGTGACCAGAAAACATACAGTAACCCTGTATTCGTTTTGATAATGGTCGGTGCGGAAGTGCCATTTTCCCCGATCTCCAATTCTATGAATCCGTCGTAAACAGTGTCTGGAAAGTATAGGACCTCTACACTTCCAACATAAGTAATCTCCGCGATCCAAATGTCATCGCCTATAGCAACGCTAGAGTGATCAGGTGCAATTGTGGAATCAAAGGAACGGATCTCCCAGCTGTCTCCGTCCCATATTTTGGCTCCTGCATCGTGGTCTTCGCTTCCCCAGAATGCAAACATTTTCTGGCTTGTTAATGGAATGACAGAGGCTCGCCAAGTTGAAGCAGAGATTGCGGTCAGTTGATAGGGAAATGAATAGGCATGGTCGCCGAATGTGCCATCGTTTGCGTCGCCTTTGGTGACGAAGGGATAATGATCGCCGCTGATTGTTTCACTATAAGCAATGTAGGGGTAGCTGTTGCTGTCAACGGAAACGAATGGTACACTGCAGACCTCGCATAGATCACCCACTGAGGGGATTTCAACTTCAGCCGTCGACCATGTTACTGTGCCGTTGCTGTTTGGTGTACCTCTACGATAGAAGATGTGGCCTTCGTCGGCGTAGGCATAGTGCATGTATGTTCCGTCGAACCAGATGGAAAAGTCAAAGCCGTAGTTGCAGAGGCGGATCGGTTTTTCAGCGGTCCATGTTATGTTGTCGGTGCTTGTGCGATACACCATGTGGGTGCCATCGGAATAGAAGTTCCAGAAGCGCCCGTTTGCATAGAAGCATTTTCGCTGAAGCGTGAAGGCTGTTGCGGCGGAATCTGTGCTTTGCCCAGCCTTCGACAGGACACTGTCAAACGTGAATGTATTGATGCCTTGAAGAGTTAGTAGACCGTCGAGGGTGAACGTTTTGGTGTAGCTGGTGACACCGCTTTGCAGCAATGCATCAAGGGACAACGTTTTTGTGAGGGTTTTCTGGATTTGTCCGTCTAACGTGAAGGTTTTGGTGAGTGATTTCTGTAAGAGTCCGTCTAAACTGAACGTTTTGGTTAGGCTTTTCTGAAGTTGACCATCAAACGTGAAGGTTTTCGTATAAGTTGCAGTTTCGGGTCCGATGGGTCCAACGTCGGCGATGATTACGCAGTCGCCATACATGGTGTTTGCAGCAGTGCCGTTACAATAGGGCAGTCCAAAATGGATGAGGTCAGCGTTGCCATAGTTGTCAGTGTCTTGCGCAGTGCGTTCGAGCCGCAGCGTTCCATTAATGTAGCCTCGCACATTGGCACTTGCCGCGTTCTGCCAGTACAGTTCTATGCAATACCATTCGTTGAGATTTCTAGTTTCAGCCGTGGAATAGGTGCTAATGTAACTTGTACCACTGCGGTTCCGCAACCACCAGCTAAGCGTTCCCGCGTTATTGTACCAGCCGAGACTTGCTAACTCGTTGGCTCCTGCATATGCACTGAAGAATCTGATGTAATCTCCCGACGCATCGCAACCTTGCGCAGTGATGTAAACGTAGGCGCGAGCGTAGAACGAGCCTAGGTTCAGGCTTGACTTACTGACTCTGGCGTATTCTGTGCCGCCTCCGCCGTTACTTGTGCATTTTAAAGCGTAAGAACCATGATGTTTCTGCTCTGTTGATACTGTGACGGTTTCACCTGTAGAGGTAGAACTTGTACTCCATTTGCCACCGTCGGTTACGTCGCTGCCGCCGCTGTCTTCCCAACCACTGTTCACGTATTCAGTGAAGAACCGTGTTAAGTAGTCGCGCTGTTTCTTTGAAACCTTCGGGAAAATATATTGATGAACGTAAGTTTCAAGGCTTTTCCTATCATTCAAGATGTCAGACGGAACCCGCAAGGCCTCGCGGTAATATTCGTGGCAGTGTGAGCATGTTTGACTGTTTTTTGTTACCTTATTTCTGCAAGATGGGCAAATATAATCCCACATCGGCAGCAAACGTAAGAGCCAGTGGGGAAGATGCACACTTAGACTTGCTCCTCACTGAACCATTCAGGCTCTTTCAACCAAGGCTTCACATTCCACTGTGAATATTCTTCGACTTTTCCATCAGGATAGACAGCTTTAAACTGCACCCTGATTGTGTCGTCAGGTTCGCGTTTGCGGTATCCGAGGAGCCATACTTCGCTATAGGTGTATTCTGGATAGGTTTTGGTCACTTGCCGTTCAGCCACGTATCGCCCGTCCAACACTGTTGCGGGCACCGTTTTTGTGACTAGGTGAAACTTGTTGTAGTAGTTGATGTCTCGGACTCTTCTTCGTTGAAAGACGACTGCGCCTTCTGGAACATCCATGACAACTACTACGTTGCCATTGACATCGGTTAGTGCGGCTGTCTTCACATCTTGCAAGGGCACGTGTACTTTTACGGATTTGCCGATTCTGCCTGCATACACGTTTTTGGTTCCGTCATCGTTGTATTTGTCCATGACTTTGCCATCAGCGTATTCAAAGCTCCATCGGTATCTGCTCTGATATTGAACGGGAAGCGGCGTTGCGGTTACGGAACTCTTGAGTTTAACGGGTTTTTTGCTCATGCCTCATCGTAACTCCATGTGGCAGTTTCGTCGGTTAAGTCGCCTGGGCTTGCGGTAGATGCCACGGTCATTTGCATTAGTATGTAATTTGTGGTTTCGTTCGCCGCGTTGATGACGCTGCCGCTTTCGCTTATTGACACATCAAGGTCGTTAGCTTCGCCTGCTGTGTAATTGAATATTGATGCTACACTGGTTATTCCGCCATGTCCCGCTGCCAGTTCTTCATCTGCTCCTGCAACTTCGTAGCCTGTTGATGCTCCGCTGTTTTTCGTCGGGAACTGCAGACCGATTACACAGTCGATGCCTGTTCCGAGGCTGTTGCTTCCATCGCTGTACACGGCTACATTGTTGATTGTGTGGGAATCGGCATTGCTGCATTTCAGGTAAAGATGTTTCCAATAACTGTATTTGGTTCCTGCACCTGGAACTACGAGTTTATTGTTTGTGTCTATTGTGGCGTCGTCTGCATTTTTGAATCTGATTGTTGGTGGTCCTAATGCATCTACATCTGTGCTTGTTCCTGGAGTGCCGTCTGTGCCTCCCCAATCATATATCACGTCGAATGTTGCTACCATCCTTGTTTTTCTCCATTATTTTTGAGACTATGAAGACCTAGTTTCTAGGCGTGAAAGAATGCGAGGGTCCATATCATAGATTCCTTCACATTTTTTTCAATACCCGTTCCAACTCATCTAGCACGTCACTCACCCGCTCGATGAGATGTTGATATTGAGCTTCTGTTTTGTTGAACTGGTCAATCCGTTTTTGAAGGAGTGACGTTGCTGCGTCGATTTTTTGCAGGTTAGTTTCTGACTGTTCTGCTACTCTCTGCATGGTTAAATCGAATCCCGTGATTATGTCAGTAATGTTGTTTTCGCGTTTGCGTTCAGCAACCAAGGTTTCAAGGGCCTTGCTGATTTCTGGAAGAGCAAGTAAAGCGTCAGCCAGGTCAACGTGCGATCTCGGTTTTGGCTCTTGAGCTTCCGCTGACGGACTTTTTGGTTTAAGGGTCTCTTCAATTTTCAAGAGAGCTGCGTCAACACTCATTTTTTCACCAGGTCGGAAAGTTAGCGAGAAACTCAGCGAATTCGATCAATGGTTTCGTGCGCTTCACCAAACCCATTAATGAGTCTAAGACTTGGATGATGGCGCATCTTAACCGTGTGAAGTGACCGCGAGGATCAATCAGAACGTGGCAGGTACGAGTAACAAGCAGTTTCTTGCCGCTTGCACTTCTATATTCGAACCCATCTGCAATGTAGCGGTCGACAAGATAACGGAAGACCACATTTCTATACGTGTACTTCACGTATTGCTGTGGCTTCGTGAATTTGCCATAGAATGCACGCCGTATTCTACAGAATAAGCATGAAAACTTGAAGCGGTAAACATCCTGAGGACAGGTGCCTATGCCTCTGACTGTCAGGCGTCTGGCACACCAGAGACTAAGCATGTGGAAAGTCCTTCTTGCGCGTCTTTTTAGGATAAACCTCTTCAGGCGGTTGCTCAGGTGCAACAGTTGCTTGAGGTTCAGGCATCACTTCAGGCACTATTTGCTGTTCTGTGGATGTTTGCTGTTCAGGTTCGATGATCTGAATGAATGCAGGATCAATTTTCAAGGCTTCTTCCTTGGAGATTTCAAAGGTTTCGCCTTCCTTGAAACTTCCGTCTTGCCAAGTGCTGATTGATCCCTTCAGGACTTTTACCGTGACTTTTTCAGCCATGTAATCTTTCACCTCGCATATGTTTTTTCTGACTAAAAAAGGGGAAGTGCCTCTTTCCCTGCACGTTTCATTCCGACTACGTGAGGCTTGTCATCGTGCAGATCGCGTTGCTATCGTAAACCACAGGCAAACCACGCACATAGACTCTGCCAAACAGGTTGTTGCCTTCTTTAATGCTCAACGTTTCCGTTTCGGTGCTCAAGTCTTCTGCGACCACATATTCGAACATGCCTTCGGGATTCGTTTTTGACATCATGCCTGTTCCCGTTGCGAGCACTGGACTCATGTAGACTTCGCCTTGGATGATCTCCTTTATCCATTGGAGATAGCTGACTGCAGTTCCTGAAACAAACGCAAGCGTGTACGCGTATTGTTCTGCTGGCAACACCATGTTGTAGGGCGGCAGAATGTTATCTGTCATCAATTCGCTTATGGCGCCGTTGACGGTTATGGGAATGTTGGTTGCCGTAGCCCAGTCTGCACCTGCCTTGGTATTGTTTGCTACTTTGTAGAGGCCGTTGATCTCGTAGTTTGTGCCGTCAGCTGAGTAGCCCATGAGAAGCAATGCATCTTCCAGATAGGCTACTTTGTAAGCTGCGCTTTCCGCCGTGGTCGTGTTGACGGGTACGCCTGTCATCTTGCTGCTTGCAACATCGAGTTTATTGATTTCAAATTCTTTATGCAGGTTTGGAATGCCCACAGTGCTTCGGGCAAAATTCAGGATGTCCAAGGATAATCGCCCGGGCCATATGAAGTCTAGACTTGCGTCGCCAACTTCTGTTCTGACGTCATACCCGAATGTTTGGGCTCCACTGTCAATTTTGCGTATGGCGGTGCCGAATAGTTTTCTGCCTACGAATGCTCTTCGCGCTGCGGCCACTGATTGATCTCGGATGTATTGGCCTTGCTCAGTTGTCAATGGTTCGTCGCGTCCAACATATCTTAATGTGTTCATGTCTAGATCCTGCTCCTCACAATGATATCGCTGGCGGCTGATCCTGCGTTTGCTTCTTCAGCGATTGCCACGATGTCATCGGTGCCTGCGACTCCAGGCGTCAAAGTGCCAGCGGCGGCTGACTTCAAAAGAGTGCCCACAACAATTGCTGCGCCGATGCCGTTTATGCGCGCGAGGAATTTTGTGCCTGGTCCCCAACACACGGCAATTTGATCAAGAATGACATATATGGTGTCTACGGTTGCCGGTCGATATTTCTTTGCAGTCTGTTCATATCCTGCCCATCCTATCGGCGGCGCTGTTGATCCATCGCAGACTACTATATCGCCGTCGTCTGTGCCGTGCATTACAAGGCGTCCGGGATAAACATTTGCAGCTGTTTCAACCTTTTTGGTTATAGTGTGTAAGCCGATGCTGTCGACCATGATGGCGTTTACGGGCTTAACGTTTGAACTGTCTCCTGCCATGTTAGCCTAAGCCTCCCTTCCAAGTTTTGCTTGCGGTGTCATAGTAGCCTACGGTGAGTAGCGGTTGTTTCTTGCGTTTTGCTTCGTCCATTTCTGCAGCTACATTAGCAAAGGTTTTTTCGATGCTCTTGTCTAAGGTGGTTCTGATTAGTTGAAGTTCACTCAGGGTTTTGTCCGTGAGAGATTCTTTGTCGAATTTGCCGTCTATTATAATTGAGTTGATGAGGTGCTGTTTTTCTGCTTCGTCGCGTGCCTTCTGTTGGTCGTTGGCTTTGTTGGCAATAGTGATAGCTTGGCGAAGTTGGTCTTCCCTGAGTTTGACTTGTGCTTTAAGCATCTCGTTTTCTCGCATTAGTTCATAGTCAGTTGCTGGTTTGGCGTCGGTGCCTGGTGGTTTTTGCTCTGGTTTCGATTCTGGTTTGTTGTCTGGTTGTGACATTTTCTTTTTCTTTCTCCTTGTTCTTGCAGCCTTTCTTGTAGTCCCCTCGGCTCATGTGGGGAAGGCTTTGAGCTTAGTCTCCGAGCCACGCGGAGAATCACTTAGGGTGAACGTGAAACCTGTTTTGACAATTCTTTGAATGCCATTTCAAACTCCATGTCTATGGATGTTTTAGGCAGTTCAGATTTGGGCAACTGGTTACCTTCTATCACTTCCAAAATGTCAGGACCATACTTTGTGTAGAGGCGCTTTCCAGCGGTTGCAAATCCAACATCCTTGATACGTTTGCAAACTGGGCAATCATTGAGTACAGAAGCATCAACGCGAATTAATTTGGTCATATCGTAGCCTATACCGCAGATAGGTCCTGGACAACGACCCTTCTCTATCGGCGCTGCAACATGATTCAAAAATATGTTGCGTTGCACGTAATCGTATTTTTGCCCTTCAAACGTGCCTGGTGCTAGGTCATCGTCGAATGTGAAGCCTATCGAAACGTCATGGAGGGTGCCCTGTTTGGTTTTTTCGATGATTTCAGGTGGCACACTGTCTTTGTACCATGTGATGTCGGCCCTTACGCCTTTTCTGCAAGGTCTCTTTGTCTTTTCATCTACCAAGTTTTTGACAAACTGGAAATTCGACGCTTTGCCATGAATATCATTGTGCTTGAGCAATAGATAATTGGTGTCTGCGCCTGGATGTTCAAGAATTTTGACGGGTACGCTGCCAATTCGGTTTGCTTGCCTTGCCATTTTCTCCAGCTCATCTGCTGGTTTATAGGCCCAGCCATCTTCGTATTGATGTACGATTTCGCTGGCTATTACCGCGGGCATGATGAGCACTTCATTATTGTCGGCTAGGATTTTCTGGTCGAGAGTCGCAATGTCGAAACCGATCCGATGTAGGCTGTCACCTTCAATTTGGCGTTTGATTGCTGCGCAATAGGCTTCTGGATCATTTTTGTCTTGATTTTTGGCTACACAATCTGCAAAATCCGCGTATTCTCCAAACGGCATATTTCCACCTTATGACTGTGATTCTCGGATGAGGAGGCACCTGCAACTATCCCTGGTCCATTCGCCAAATATGCCTCGATCAACAAGCATTTGATGGACATGTGGATGAATCATATTGTGAAAGATGATTTCAAGATCAGGGAAAGTTGTTTGCAGTTCTGAGCCTGGAAAGGTCTGGCCATCATAGGCACCGCAATATTCGCATAGTTTGCCGTCGCTAATAGCCACGTAGTGCCAGAAGTCTCCAGGACTGAAATATGATACTTCAATAGGGGCCTCAGGTAGATCCTGAAGTGTTTGAACTGCCCGTATCGCTTTCAGCATGTTTCTGTTTCCTATTCAAGTCGACAACCAGGAACTTGTCGTTTTGCTGAAGCCCTTCAGGGCCCTGTTTGCCTTCTCCAAATACGTTGAACCCTGACTGCTTCAGTTTAGCACCTTCACCATTCGGTAATGGATCTAATTGCTCTTCAGCGCGGACCTCATCAACCGTCATGTAATCAAGTTTGGCTTGATTCGCCTGAGCATGCATCTGCTCTATTTTCGTCTTGTCCAACTCACTGAGTTCGAAACCGCTATTCCATTCAACCATGTACGTCCGTGCAGTCCGGTGCCGGTAATCTCCGAAAACTTTGGTCAGCAGTTTCTGGATCTTTCCCTCTTTGTCTGTTGTGCCTTTGATCAAGGATAGCTGGCCGGAATCTGCAAGTTTATCCATTACCCAGCGAACCGTGTCATCCAAGAGGGCCTGTATGCGACTTACGACTTTGAAGTAGTCCTGCATGTTCACTTCGCTACCGGTCACTGCTCCGGCCTGAGCCCCTATCAGTTTTGCCTGAGGAATCCCGGTTGCTACGCTGATCTGTTCAATATTTGTTTGAAAGAAGGGCGAAGGGTCAAGCACGGCGCCGGCAGCTCCTTTGAAATCAAACGTCATGCCGTCATTGGTTTGCGGATTGTTTTGTGCGATGCAAATGTAGGTTCGGCTCATGATGTCTGCGAAGGCGCCGCTTGCGCTCCATTCTTCAAGTTTATCAACCGTGGTGCCGGCTGGGAAACCTATGACTGCGAAGCCGCCGCCGGTCCGGTACATCCATTGTGCAGCGCCCCACCGAATATTGCGGCCACAATTCAAGTCATCCCACACTGGGTCCAGGACGCTGGAGCCGTCGCTTCTTGTTTGAACCTTGCACACTCGGGTATAATGCACGTAGAGATAGTTACCTTTGCCCCGGTCTAACTTGTAGATTACTGGTTCTCCGAACCGTTCACTAGCCGGGTCCTCATCAGTTTGATTGATTTCGACCTGTTTAATCTTGGCTCCACCTTTGGTTCCAGGGTAAACGGCCAATTGTCTAAGCTGACTTCCCGGTTTCAGAGGTGCTTGAAGTTTGTTGACATCTTGCACATCGTCGAAACCACCGATAAGCAAACTCCAGCCGTAGACGCGTTCAGATTCAAGAGCCTCAGTTAGTTTCGCTTTGAATTTGAGGGTCGTTAATGCGTCTTGTGCAGTCCGGTCTAAGGCGGGATCTGCTTCTTCCGTGTCCGGATCGTTGATTGCGAACCATTTGTCAGTGACGTCAGCAGCCACGCCATATGTGAGGAAGTTTGCTATTGGCTCTCTTGCCGCAGCGAATGCCCGGTCTAAATCCGTGACTGTATCTCCGAATCCGGCGCCAAGCGCTGTGTCGACTTGGGGAATTTTGATGCTGTCGACTCCCGTAGTGTCTGCTCCAGGGTGAATGATGAGTCCTCCGTCTTTCGTGTATTTGAAGCCTTTAGTCGGCGGCATGCTCTATTTTTTCCTCTTCTTTTTCTTCGGCTCATATGCAATGCAACCATGACAGTCCGCAGCGGAGGCATCCAGCGTCATTGCACTGTAATCAAGGCATTCTCGCAAATATTCACAGCAACTCATGATTTTTCACTTGTTATTTGAATAGGAAGGCTATGTTGCCAGTGCCCTTCGCTACTACGTTGCTGACAACCATTTCCACACAGTCTAATGCGTCGTCGTGGGCTCCTCGGGGGAATTGCACCCATTCAGTCCAGAACTCGCTGGTTGGACCCAACAGTAATGGGTTAACGTAGACTCGTTTGGCTTCGAAATGGCTACTCATGGGAATGAAGCGTTGTTCTTTGTTCTTGACTGTCTGTATGGGCACGATGGGTAGGTTCCGCATTTCTTGGACCATGGTTAAGATTTTCTGCCAGAAGTTTGTTTCCATGTAGATCTTTTGGTAATGATATGTCGCGTTCAGTTGAGGTAAGACTTGTTTGAGGATCTCAGGGAAAGGTTTGTGTTGGGCCCACACGTCTTTCAGATATCCTAATCCTCGGAGTTGGTCCCATGCAAGTGTGGCTATGCCGAAGTAGTCTCCTTCTCCCAGTGAAGGATCAACCGCCGCATAATTGGGCAGGTGCGAAGCCGGGTTCCAAGAGCCCGTGTTATCAAGTTCTGTCCATGGATGCAGCCACTCAGCTTTAAGCAGATCTCCCTGCATGGTTGTCGGGTCGTTTTGGTATTGACAGTTGAAGAATATACTGCCGATTTCTTTGCGTCGTTCTTCCAGTTTGGTTAGGGTCCAGTAGTCTGACCAGAGTGCTGTGCCGTCTTGTTGGATGGCTTGTTTCACGTCGTGCGGCCATTTTGACAGGAGCTCCGCGTATATGTCAGCGTAACTCCAGCGGGTGCCAATGACTATTATCCCGCCCCAAGGATAGAGCGTGGGATAAAGGACTTTGTTAAACCAAGTGTTGACTTTCTCGAGTTGCAACGGCGTCCTAATGTTTTCTTCGTCTATGATGTCATCGCAGATTATGAGGTCGCTGCGTCCACCTGTTATGGGACCCATGAGACCTGTTGCTTTCAATGTAGGGTTTTTGCTGATTTCACCGCGGACTACTATCAGTTCTTTGCCAGTCCATTTCTTCGGGTCAGCGGGTTTGAGTTTGCCGAATATGTTGCGGTACCGGTCGTCAACTTCAATTCTTGTGATGAGGGCTGTCAGAATCTCTTCGGCCAGGCTTGCGGTCTTCGTGACTATGTTAACGTGCAAGTCTGGATATCGGCCTATCATCCAGCTTACATAGTTGATTGGCGTGCATTCCGTTTTGCCGTGTCCTCGAGGCCATTCTTGGTGTATTCGCTTTTCTTTGGCGGGTTCGGTTTTGAGTGGGCTGAACTTGTTTTGTAGGTAACTATACCATTCAATGTGGAAAGGCGCGTTCTTATAGCCTAAGTGTTCAGTGAAGATCTGAAGGTTTTCTTGCGCCCTTTGAATCCAATAATCGTGCAGCACGGTCAAGGATTGATTTTTCATCATCCGTAAACACGTTTATGCTTATTTCTTCCTGAACCGACTTGGTTATTTCCTCTTTCACTTCACGTTTCTGAGTCACCATACGCGCCAGAATTCTGGTAAGTGCTTCAAACGCCACTCGATTGCTGACTTTCCGATATTTCTCTAGCCAAGCCTGTTTCAGCCACGCCTCGAAATCAGGAGTCTGAACCCACCGTTGCATTTTACGGTTGATTGTTTCTCTCCTAAGGCCCAGAACCATACTCATTTCAAGTTGGGTTTTGCCTTCCAGTAGCATGGGTTTGATTCTTTCGATGTCAGCTTGATCTTTAACTGTGAAGGTGAGGTTTTGTGACATGGTTGATCAGTTTGATTGGTCCCATCCGCGTGTTTCCATTAGGCCTAGGAAGAAGATTGTGGCGCCGTAGGCTATGAGTGTGGAGAGGATGTATGGAGTTGCGATGTTTAGAATTATGAGTAGGGTACAGATGAAGAGTAGGGCGAATGCTAAGGCTAGGATAAGTCTTGCTAATTGATTTCTGGTCATTGTGAATTGTCAAGAAGTTAATTGATAATTAGGGGCCGTGTTTGTTGCGGCGACTACAACAGGATAGTATGGGATCCAAATCCAGATGGGTGGATAGTATGGTTCTGGAACGTAATAATTGCGGTTGCCAGTGTTATTCTTACACGATTGACAAAGCCAACCGTAGGAGCTGCATTTCTCTTTGAAGAGACAGATCACATCACACAAATTCAATGACCTCTATATCCGTTATTGTGAATTGTCAGGGGTCCGATTTGGTGTAGATATTTTTGAAGAGAGAAGTGTTATGCTATCCCTTTGAACAAAAGAGGGACCCGCGTCGGACCCGTGACTTTGATGTTAGGCTTATATGGTGCTGGGGTCAGTCACCCTATGAACCAAAGGTCGAAGTCTCCAGTTGTTGTGCCGCCTATGAGGTTGGGAGGAATAGCCACCAGATTGACTGTTTGAGATCCTCCAATTGGGAGGCTTCCGTTTCCAACTATGGTGACGGACCACCCGACAGGAACGAATGTTGTGTTGAGACTGGTGTTGAGGATTATGTTGCCAGTGTTTCTAATGACTATGCCGACGGTGAATTGGGTTCCGGTCCAACTCCAGAGACTGGTGATCTCTTCGCCGTTTGAGATGGGTGTTACGCCGTCGTTTCTGAATAGGGACATGCCGGGGCTGGCTGGCACTGTGAGATTCTGATGCACCATATAATAATTAACGCCAAGAGCGATGCCGGCAGTGGCGATGATGACGCCAACTATGAGTACGAGTAGGGCTTTCGTGAGTTTGGGCATTTTCAGTTTCACTTGACCACCTCCACAAGATTGACCGGCGTGTGAGCCAGTTTGTCCATCAGTTCTTGATTCGATTTCTTGAGGCGCTCGATTTCAGCCTCATAACTTGGAATAAGCGAATCGCCTTCCTGGAGTTTGGTTTCGGCTTCTGCAGCTCTCTGAGTCATCTCAGTTAATTGGCCTTTGAGACCTCCGACGGTTTTGGAAAGGTCTTCTTTCTGTGCCAGTAGACCGTTGATTTGAGTATTAGCGGCTGTCGTGAGGTTCGAGACCTGTTGTTTGGCTGAGGAGATTTTGCTCATGGCTGCTCCAGCGATAGCGGTAACGGATCCTCCGGCGGCAACCACTGTTGGAAGATTGGTTGACACGTAGGTTTTGCCTTGTTCAAACAGACCGATCGCGGCGTCTGAATATGGTTTGGTCTGTTCAAACTGTCCCATGAAGAAAATAGCTGCCACTGCAGCACCAATGACGATGGTTGCAATAGCCAAGATTTTGGTGAGGCGATTCATGTGGGACTCACTATTGGGGTGAATTTTGCGACTAGACTAAAGGAAACAGCAACCCGGAGCGCGTATGGATTGCTGCTGTATGGGATTCCTGAATTTGGCAGCCAAGCGTTGAATTTGTACCCGGTTTTTGCGGTGGCGTTGAAGGTCAGCATGTCGTTCGCTGTGCAGTTGAAACTGTAGGGCAGTTCTGTTAGAAGGACCAGCCAACTGCTTGCTGTATTTTGGTTTGTAACTGTGATGGATTGGAGGCCGACGTCGCTGTTGATGGTGACAGTTACTATTTTGCCGCTGGGGGGATTGGTGTTTCTGGGTCCAGCTGTCATGGCTGCGGCGGCGATTGCGGCCACGATTACTGCGATGAAAAGAATGATGATGATGGGTTTCAGTTTTATGTTGCCTCACCCCCCTTCAGCGGTGGCAAGGGTTGAACGAGAGGATGGGGCATTGGCTTATTCAAGATGGGGAAGTTGTTTGGAGTTGCCATGGCCCGACTGTCGAATCGATAGATGCATTCGTCTTTGATGATTGTTGCGTCAAACTTGATTATGACTGTGTGGTTGAGGGTGGCCTTCCGTCCGGTGCTTTCTCCGTCGTTGGTTTCAGTGACCACGGTTCTGGCGATGACTCTTTCCTCCGGGTTGAAGTAGGTCCATGTCCCGATTTTTGAGAGTCGCCAGAGTTTGTTGAATTCTTCCTCTGTGAGAAGTTTCTCGGCGTCTTCTGTCTGGTACGCTTCTGTTGTTCCATCAATGACGCCAACGACGAACTCGCCGATTTTCATGGTCATGCACTTGCGGCGAAATTCCGCAACCAATCAAGAATACGGAAGTATGTACCTTCGCTATAGCTGATCTTTCTGAGGTTATGGCGCCATTCCTCGCTAAGTCTGTTGATTTTTCTGGGTTTGATCTTTGGGGAGTCTGGTTCTTCAGGCCAGCACACCGGTTTGCCTTGAGCGTTTGTCTCTACTTCAAAAAAGCTGGGGAAGAACTGAACGTTCGGCACTCGGAGGGACACGATTGCGGCGTAGGTTGCCGGGAAGCAGGATGCAACGAAGTCCTGGAGATCGTTTTGGGCTACGTTCTGATCGATGATATTGAAGCCCATTTCATCTCCAACTTCTTTCTGGAGAATGTCTGAGGCAGTGATGACCACGGCGACGCCTCGGATTGGTCGGCTGCTTGGATTTGTCATTTTGTAGTTCAGAAGGGCCTCAAGGAGCCTGACCATGTTGACGTCTGGATCGCCGCTGAGGTGCTTATCCTTTTCTTGTTCCAACTGTTTCGAGAAGCCTTTAGCTCTGGTGCCTTTCAGGGCGATTATGAACCCGTCGCTTTCCCGCATGTACTCGATGAGGTTCCGGGCTTTCTGTTTGCTGTATTCTCCTATGTCCACGCTTCGAGCGATTGAGCGGATGCTTTGTTGGAGATCCTCGCCCGCAAGATCGCAGATCGGAAGCTGCAGGTATTTGTGCCAGATGGTTTGGCATTTACCAAAGGCCAGATTGATGCGTTTCTCCCATTCCAAGAGAAGACCGGACTCAGCAGCGAAGCCGGTGTATGCTTGTGTTTTTCTCGGGAAGTGACCGCCTCGAAGATCAGCTTTGTCCTGATGGATTTCGCTGTCGCCTTCAATGACTCGACAGAAAAATGGGTGGTCAGTGTTTTCTGTTTCTCTGACCAAGGTTTCGGCTGTCATTCCCAGACCGCCAACTATGGTGCTTTTGCCGGCGCCGACTGTGCCGATTAAAGCAATCCTAGATTTAGCTGGAAAAATGGTTGCTGGCATAGCTAAGATTCCGGTGCTCGGTCCTCGAGCAAGACCAGTCATCTCAGCTATGTCTTCGAAGATGTTGGTTTGACTCATGTCTTATTTTCTTCCGGTTTTGGTTGTGGAGATGCCACTGGAACTGGAGCTGGCTCTTTATACATGGTTGGCGTCGACAGGCCCTGTTGCGGTTGATATGCTGTTGTGAGGTTGACTTTGGCGCCGGTGATGTATCTGCGTTTTGCGAACAGGAAAGCTACGAAGAAAACGATTGCTACACCGCCCACGTAGAACGCGATTGTTTGGACAATCCCGGAGCCGGCCCAGGAGACCGGTGCCATTGTCCAAGCGATTATGGTGTCAGAGATGACGGTGAGGTCGACGAGTCCGATCATTCCGAGAATGATGACAATCAATATGATGATGATAGTTGCAATGATCACGTAGACGTAGAGAGGAACCGGAGGGCGATATTTTATGTACCCTGCCATTTTGTGATCTCACCTCCCGCGTCGCTTTTTTCGTCTTTTCTGGTTACTTTTATCTCGGCGTTCTCGAGTCCACTGTTCATCTTTTTGACGGAGCCAGTGCTCAATGTCTCTGCGCTGCAGATGAGTCTCACCTCGATTGGATTCATCTTGTGAATCCTTCTATGTTCTCCCTCGATTGAGGACCTGACCATAAACTAGATTGGCGAGAAAACGACCGAACCCTTCTCCTAGGTTTACGCGGACTTTTTCATAAACAATTTTTTCAGTGTTTTGAGTGTGAACAATCTCTCCGTTTATAGGGTCATGGAAGCTGTAGGCCAAAGTGAAAAAGCGCTGGGCTTCGAGGTCTTGCTTTCGGGCGAGGCGTCTTTCGTGTCGTCTTTGCATACTTTCAGGGCTTCGACGATGCGCCATAATACAAACTCCACTCAAAGGCGGCAACTGAATAACGAATGTAAGTAATTCTTCTGTCAGGTTTTCATAAAAGACTTGTGCGCATTAACTAAACATTCCATACTTACCAGACGAAGACAGGCTCTGGCCTCTAGGGTATCTGAGGCAAATTGTTATATTATGTGTGGTGTGTCTTGTTTTTGGGGAGTGAGTGTTGTGGATTGGAGGCGGCGGTATGAGTATGGTGTGGGGCGGGCGGAGGTTGACGAGTTTGTTAATGGCAATACTTGTGTGAAGCAGTTTTTGGGGAAGTACGCGGAGTCAACCAAGTATACTTTCAGCAGGTATTTGTGCATGTTTTTCAAGTGGATGCAAATGCGTAAGGGTCTATCGCTGAAGCCAGGGGAGTTTCTGCAGTTGCTATCTGAGAAACGATTAAGCAAGATCGTTGAGGACCGGTGTTGGGGCCGCAACCTTGTTTTGGAGTTTACCCGGGATAATCCGGATTTGAAAGGTAAGTCTCATGCTTTGCTTTATGGTGCCATGTTCAAGAGCGTGAACTTGTTCTGTAAGGCCAATGAAGTTGAGTTGACTAGCGCACGCGGGGTTTATGGCGTGAAGAGACACCGGAAGTATCGGCCGGATCCTTACACTGTTGCGTTGGCTAGGAAGGTTTTGGGCGTGTTGAATCAGAGGGACCGAGCGATCTGCATGTTAGGTCTGCAGACTGGCCAGAGCGTGATGCAAGTCCTGAATAATATTAATGATCAGTATGATTACATAGTACGAATGATTAGTCAGGGCAAGAAACGGATCAGGTTTGATTTTGAGGAGCGCAAGGGCAATGGTTTTCGCTATTATAGTTTCTGTTCGATTGACGCAATAACAGAGATTCAGAAGTGGTTGCCCCTCCGCAAGAAATGGCTGAAGGATAAAACGAGCCCTTACCTGTTTATCAAACGGGATGGATCGAAGTTGACGCCTGACGTCTGGAGAAGTCCCTTCCGAGAACGCCTCGAAAGACACGAAGTATACAAGGGACCTTACAGCGTGATTTTTCACATGTTCCGCAAAATCTTCGAATCAGAAGCGAGCCCTCCGGACAGAGGAATCAGCAAGGATTACGTGCGGTTCATGATGGGCCACGCCGTCGACAAAGAAGACCTAGACCAGTTGGATATTCCCGGGGGTACATATGATCAGGCGCCGTTTACCCATCCGGATGCGGTTGAACGGGAATATGCGAAGTTGGAGCCGTACATTAACGTTTATACGGGAAGACCGCCGGGACAATCGGAGGGGGACATCGATGAGGAAGACATGGACACACTGAAGGAGTTATTGCAGAAATTGAGAGAAGGCAAAGTCAAATTCGAACAGTGAAAATTTGCGCCTTTTTCTTCTTGAGATAACCCACTAAATTTATCAGTTGATCGGTCAATTCTTTTTTTCCATGAAAATCAAGCACCATATGTTGTTCCATTTTTGAGTCATCGTCATAGGTCAGCACTAAGCACTCGTATTTTTTCTTAAATAGAATTGACCAGGATCCGATGAGCCACCATCTGTAAAAGGTTATTTCTTTGGTCGTGCGGATCTCTAGGCTTGTTAGGTTCTCTAGAGGTACGGCTACATTCATCTGTTGCAATGAAGCACCCGTTGTCCCATACTCTAATGCATCAGGTCTCAGTATGATACGGCCGACTGCTGGGTTCTTGTAGTCACTGTGGCCCCCTTTATAGTCCATTGGAGAGTAGATCTTCTCAAGTATCTGGGGGTCCTTCAATTCTTTCCAGAAGTTTATTGAATATGTCTTGTCCAACAGTTCATAATCCCATGCCATTGTAGACGTCTTTTTCAACACCAAATCATTTCCTGACAAAATCCATTCTGCTTCACAAGACATACAACAAATTCTTGGATAATAAACGGAAACCCGATAGCCTTTGTTGGACCTGCAAATGGGGCAATTCGGAAACAACTTCTGCATAGCAAGTGCGCTAGACATCTGGAAGCTTCCAACCTTCCTTTCTCTTTTTTCTAATGATCTCTTTTACCTCTGGTTGTGAAAGGGCAAAATCGATATGGATACATGAAGACGTTCCATCGTAGCCACAACTGACGCCTGAGGGCTGGAAGTAAACTTGAACTGTATTATGCAGTTCTCTATCATGAATCTTGACTCCGTTCTCATCTGCATTAATATGTTCTAATCTTGCCTCAGTCAACTGGCCTCCGAGTCTTGTGAATTCTTCCTGGATCAATGTTCTTGCCAGTTGAGTATTCATTGTCATTCCCCTTTTTTCCTTGATATATCGGAGTTTTTTTGCGTCATTGCCAGTCAGGTCCAGTCGAAGTGTTTCTTTGTCTTCTTCATCGGTTACCTTGTTGCCCATATTAGCACTATTAGTGCGACAGAATATTTAAAAGTATATGTAAAATTCGTATAGAACTCAGTTCGCACACTTTCGCACGATTTGAGCTTTATTAGTGCGAAACCGTTAAATAGACAGGTGTGGTAAGAGTGCGATAGAGTGCGAGAAAATGCAAGAAAGCCAGAATGAAACCATTATCCACATTCGGATTGACCTTGTGGGAGAAAAGGCCTCCAGATTCAAGCAACTGCGGAAGAAACGTGGGTTGACCTATAACTCAGAACTTTTCAGAGCTTTGGTGAAAGAGGCTGAAGATCGAGAACTAGGACCAATAAAGGAGGCTTAGTTTTGGTTTCTTTTGACAAAGCCGTGAAGGTCATTCATGAATTGGCTGTTGAAACCCGCAAACTGTTGAAGAAATCAGGGAAAACGGAGGCCTAGAGATGGCTTGCCCTAAATGTGGAAGCTTGGAAATTGAAGCGTTGACTACGATTGATTTGGTTGACAGTTTCCCAGAAGGCGAATTGACGCTTGCGGAGTTTGGCTGTTTACGATGTGGAGAATTGTTCATTCAGCAAAGATGGATAGAACGACCGCGACCGGAGGCATAGAGCATGGAGTTTAACAATAATTCTTGGCGTGGTCACATGACGGCGAAGGGTGCTTTGAAACTCGCCTACATTACTAAAGAAGAATTTGTGGCTTGGCGTAAAGAGGCGAAAGTGCGAGCAAAAATGGAGGGGCATTTAGAGTGATCGAAGTTGACATGCAAGTTAAAGCGCATAGTAGCGGTGAAACTGACGAAAAAGACGAGTGGTTCAGTGTTACCCTGGTAGGTTCAAGCACCGCCCTCCTCGAAGTATCCAACTTTAAACTGACATTGAAGAGCGAGAAACAATCATTGTTCGCCTCGTATCCAATCGGCAAAATGGTGTCCTTGAAGCTTCATGATCCTCAACGAAAACTGACGGAGGGCCCTAGATGAACAGATATTATAAGTTGGCTAGACCTGACGGCTTCGACTTTCATACAGGCCGTACAATCAATTATCGTGAGAGTATCGGCAAAACAGTGAAGTGCCCCAAGCCGAAGCGTCACTTTGAGAATTGGCTGAAAACCACTGATCTTTGCAGTGACACTGTTCTTCATGCATGCGTAAATCCGAATGACTGTTTTGTCGCCGCAAAAATGCCGTGCAGCGCCTACATAGTCGAAGGAAAACCAGTGGTGAAAGATGAAAACAAATGTGGTTTCAAGAAGTTTTTTGTAGTGGAAGAGATCCCGCAGGAGAACCTGGACGAAGTTTTCGGCTGGAAATACAGTGAAACATGCGATCCATTAAACCCGTTCAAAATCAGGGCACCTAGGATGATCACTAATGTACAGATTGACCTTTTGCGGAACTGGGCTTCAGTCAGGGGTTCAGTCTGGGCTTCAGTCGGGGATTCAGTCTGGGCTTCAGTCTGGGCTTCAGTCAGGGATTCAGTCTGGGCTTCAGTCGGGGCTTCAGTCTGGGCTTCAGTCAGGGATTCAGTCGGGGCTTCAGTCTGGGCTTCAGTCTGGGCTTCAGTCAGGGATTCAGTCTGGGCTTCAGTCAGGGATTCAGAAGCTGCCTACATCGGAACGCTGTTTCCTTCAATCAAAAAATGGCAGTACATCAACCATGACGAAGGTATCTATCCATATCAGTCATGCATCGATCTCTTGCGCCAAGGTCTAGTTCCATCATACGAGAGAGAAAAATGGCGGTTGCATGCTGGACCCGACGGGCATGTTGTCTATGAGGTAGCAAGGACGGATTTGAAATGAGCCTAAAACTCCCGCTCGATTTTGCCAAGAAGATTGCTGATCGTCACTTCAAGCATTGGGCAGACCTGAATGACGAGGGCAAGAAACTGTACGGAAAAATCTGGGAAAACGGAACCGTTCCAGTCGTATCAATGATTCCGACATGGTGCGCAATCGAAGGAAAACCAGAGCAATGTTACCTGATTTATCATGAAGAAATGACACCTGAACAAATCAGTATGATGATCGACATGTTGGCCATCCGTTTCGGAGCACCAAAATCTGCAGTTGCGGATGAAATGAAAAAGAATCGTCTACCTCTTCGAGCAAAATACGTTGGGGGTGCTGGCACAAATCAGATAGGATTATTCTTGCCCGATTTCCCCGATGAAGATGAGGATGAAGAGAATTGTGGCGACTATGATCCTGAATGGGACGATGAAGAGCCGCCTTTTGGAGATGACCAACCATGAGTTTGAAGTTGCCCTCTGATTTTGCCAAGAAAATCGCGGAGACCCTCACCATCAAAACCGAGGTTATCGAACAGCTCTTTGACATTGAAGAACGGAAAGACGGATATTTCTATGCTGCCTTGAAGTCGAAGCAATTCCTAGACAAATTTCAGTTCCGAGCCATGTGCAAACTTGTGAAGGATCTCGGCGGTCAGGACTATTTGCAGGGTGCAAAGGCCTGGGCGGTGCCTGGACCTTTTGCAAAGAAGGGCGGCGTTACGCCTCAGAGCTCGTCTACATCACCCACTCCGTTTACACCTCCGTCTACACCTCCGTTTACACCTCTGCAAAAAGTTGAAAAGGGCCCTAACGACTTGGATGAAGAAATCGTTGAAAGTCTCAAAGGCTCCTCCAAGAAGATCGGCACCCTCTATCCTATCTTGGTTGATTCTTTCGGCAACACCATTGATGGTTTTCACCGGCGCAAAGCAAACCCGAATTGGCCAACACTCAAGGTTGATTATGTTTCTGATCCGTTGCAACTGGCTAAGGCTCGTTTGATTGCTAATGAACGCAGGAATGTTCCAGCTGAAGAGAAAAGGGCCGGGCTAGATCAGATTGCAAAGATGACAGGGTGGACTCCGAAACAGATTGCTGAGGACCTCGGATGGTCTGAAAAAACTGTCTATCGTTATCTGTCGACCGAATTCAAGGACGCTGAAAAATCGCAAGCAGGGAAGGCCGGAGGCGAAGCCATTGCAGAAGCGTATGAAAAAGCTGCTCTCAGCCTGAGACCAAAATCGGAAGATTCACTACAAGCAACAAAGCCTCAAGATATGACGGTTGGCAAAGCCAAGGAACTCCTCGATACGCCTGCAGGAAAAGAAGTGTTGGAAGACGCCTTGAAAGAGAGGCTTGCTGAGGGCCCCGGCAAAGAGCCGGGTGAAAGCGAGGATGAGGAACCCCTCTATGCTGACAGCATCAAATGGAAACCTGACAGTTCGGAATCCATTCCGAAAGCGCATGAACCTGGTAAGGAATCTATTCCGAGGCCTGCTAAGGTTGAACCATTGCTAACTGGCTACGAGTGGACTTGCCCTGAATGCGGCAAAAAATACGTCATCAACCACGTTGACTACCCCGGCAGCGACATACATAAACATGTTTTGGAGGCTTGCGGCGAATGAGTCTACGGTATCTCTACCGAAAGATTCCTCAGAGCAACCGAAGATGTAGCTATTATCGTTGTCCCCGCAAAAGTATTCGTCGCAACATTGACCTAGATAAAAACGGACGAATCTATCATCATGGCTGTTTGATGGATGCGTTAGACGAACAGCATGAATGTCTAGAATGCTTCAGCAGTTTTGACGGTACTGAGACTTCGTTTGAGACTCAACAAATTGCGGATGGAGACTACATGACTGAAAGACTTCGACCTCTATGTCCTCATTGTGGCTCTTCAAACTTGAAGGGATTGAGTCAGGTAGGAGTGATAGAAACATGAAAGCATTGCTGAATGATGAAGGAAAGAAGATCTGGGGTTTTGTCTTCCCGAACGGTGGAGTGCCAGTTAAGGGAATTTCGTCTTATGAGGCAGATGTCGAAGGGAAGGGCAAAATGGAAGTCTACCTGGTGGATTGGGCAGCTCTCAGCGAAGAGGAGAGAGATCTGATCCTTGACCACTTGAAGAGTAGATTTGGAGATTCAAAGGAAACAGTTGAAACTGAAATCTTGAAAAGCGGCTTGCCTCTGAGAGCATGCCTTGTTTCTTGCGTTTCAATTCCACTAAGATTCTTCTGAGGTGTGATTGAAACATGATTTCGATTGAAGAGTTGAAGCAGCATTACCCAAACATCATAGACGTTAAACCACACGGTTGGTGCATCGTGGTTCCCGGCGACAAGTTTGATCCTGACTGGGAATTTCAACTTGAAGATCAAGGTTTCAAAGTATATCTTGTCGAATTGAATCGGAGGTCAGTTGCTCTTGTTTCACTCGCTAAGAAAGCGGGTGAGGGCTCTGAAAAAGTCGTGTACACTCCGCCTCCGAAGGCGACAGTTGAAAAGATAGATCCAGAATCCGAACCTATTTTGAAGCAACCTAGCAAACATAAGAGGGGCGGCAAAATAATTCCGTGGACGCAACAAGAAACTGAACCCCTCTTAAGCGAGTGGCCTTTAGTACGCGGGACGGTCGTGGAGAAAGCGGCAAGTCTCATGTCATTGTTTCCAGGTAGAACGCCTAAAGGTATTGAACTTCGTTACCGCAAAATTACACGATCAGCCGAAAATCCACGAGAACCGAGGCGGAGGGGTCGTGGAAAAGACTGGTCTGACGGAGACGTTGAGAAACTCGTCAATCTCTGGAATGGTCCAATGACTAAAAGCGAGATTGAAAAGGCGTTTCCAGGTCGCACATCAAAAAGTGTCAGAATGGTTCTTACTCGACTTAGGAAAGCAGGCAGAATCCAAAAGAGGCAGCCAGGGCCCAGAAAGAGGATCCAGAAGGCACAGCAGCCTCTCAAAGAACTTCATGTATCAAGTAAACCTGAAAAAGTCTTCATGACATCAAAGGAAGAGGTAGAAAAAGTAGAGCAGCCCCTCGAAACGAGCCCTACCACGCCTTCTGATTTGAAGAGACTCACCTTAGTCCTCGACAGCCTAGTCACAGTTGTTGATAAACTTGGTTGCCAAGCAATCATGCAAGCACTCGAAATCAAAGAGTTAAACAAGCAGGATTTCAAGATTCCATTCGTTATCTGGGATGCATACGCTGACGCATTGCTCGAGACAGAGAAAGAAAACAGAGACCGATTCAGGGACAAGGTCCACAAACTTCTGGAGGCTTCTGAATAATGGGAAGACCACGAAAGAATAGTCGTGCCAACTGGCCTGATCCTTGCCTTCAGTATCCTGGAACCAATCAATCATGCGCCTACTTGTTGTGTCCAGAGCGTGATCAGCCAAGTTCGAAAGTGGAAAGTTGCGTTGTCAAAATAAACTGGTTCAAAGATCACAGTTTGAAGGGATAAAAAATGGATACCGCGAAGTTGCTAGACCTTTGTTGTGGGCTAGGCGGATGGAGTATAGGCTTCTATAGGGCAGGGTTTGACTGTACTGGCGTGGACATTCTTGACATTGGATATCCATATAAACTTGTGAAGATGGATCTCAAAGATTATCATCCGAATGAAGCTTTTGACGTTGTCGTTGCATCTCCTCCATGCACTGAATTTAGCACAATGGTCCGTCTTGCAGTCAGTAGAAGCCAACGTAAACCTGCAGACCCTGCTAAGGGCCTAGAGCTTGTCAAAGAAAGCATAAGGATAATTCAAGAGGTAAACCCGAAGTTTTGGGTATTGGAAAACGTGCAAGGCTCACTGCAACATATTCAGCCATTGCTGGGACCGCCTGAAGTAATCATCAAGCCTTGGTATCTATGGGGAAAATTACCGCCGTTTCTGTTTCCGCAATCAAACTTTCCGACGAAAACAGATTTTCCAGTCGGCTCAGTTCGTGCTAAAGCGCACGATCAGTTAAACTCGGTCTTCGCGTTCAATCCATTGCGTTCTTTCTTTCGGGCAAAAATTCCCCTTCCCCTCTCAGTTCCCCTTGGCAAAGCATGCTATGACAAACTAAAGGAGGAATCCTCTTGAAGCTTCGTCTTTCCTCTGATTTCTTCGTTGATACAGACGACTACAAGCGTGAAGGCTTACGCTTCAGTATATTAGCAATGAGTGGCCATGGCAAAAGCAATGCGGCAGCGGACCTCGTTGAAGACGTCCTAGACAACCACGCTCAAGTAATCATCATCGAACCTATTCCTGAATGGCACACTTTGAAAGCACGATACAACAACGTCGTCGTGATCGGCGGTCCCTATCAAGATCTGCCTCTTGAACCCAGCTTCGCACATGAATATGTGCAGGCCGCCCTCGAGAAAGG